GTCCTCGTTGGAGTGCTTCAATGACTGGTCCATTGTGCCAGACGGTTGCACCATCAACGAGGCGGAAACCGCCAATAAGATCATCTTCATCAGTTTCAATAGTAATGTTTACACGGATAAGTTCCCTACCCAATTGAGCACATGCTTGCTCAACCGAAAACGTTTTGCCGTTACCAGAGAGGCCCGTAATGAACGTCGGATAGAATAGACGGGACTGAATAATTTTTTTAAGATCACCGAAATTGCCAAACTTGACGAAGGTATCATCTTTCAGAGGGATAAGGTTCTGTTCAATAGCAGGGAGAGCAGCAGGTGCCTGATAAGTTTTTTCGATTTGGTCTACCTTTTCTTGTGTGACTTCAAGATTCCACTTACCACGACCAATCTTATACTGATCAAGTTTTTTAGTAACAGTTTGATAATTGCCACCGTTCATGGCACACCAGGCACGAATATCACCACTTGTAATTGAATCTCCGTAAAGTCCTTGAAGGGAGGTACGAACATAATCAGAAGACAGAGGCATGATGTAGGGTGTTTGTTTCAACTGAAGTTATTATAGAGCAAATTTGAATTGATTGTGTGTTAGGTGGACACTTCAAGAATTGTCCAATACCTCTTCAATTTCACTAATCAATCTCTTTTTACTATGTCTTTTGTCAAGTTCTACTCCCAACTCTCTACCATACTCTTCAAGTTCACCTTTACTCATTTCTTCCAAAGGACTAGCTTCAGTGAGAACTTCCTCTTCTGGAGTAACAAGAACTTCCTCTACAACAGGTTCTGGTGCGGGAGCAGGTGCTGGTTTTTGTCCACCTAGTAAATCTCCAAATCTAGACATTTTTTTTACCTATTACTATAAAAATATTTATCATGCAATGAGTTCTACAAACTCTCCAAGAATCTTCTTGTTCATTTTTTTAGACTTCAAACTTTTTGCAAATGCATTCTTGATCTGTGATTTAGTGGCAGAATCATCTACAGAAAAACTAGAGTTGTTAGAAACTGCCGTGGCAGAAATACCGAAGTATTTGTGATAACCAGTATCAGTCAAAGAAATTGATTTTTCTTTTCTCCAAGTTTTGATAAGTTCTTCTTTCTCAGAAAAATTCTTAGAGTATCCGATAAAAGATCCAATTTCCCTAGGAGGAAGAATACGAATACCAATAAAGTTTACATCAGTCAATCGATGACGAAGATTGTTGAGTAAAACAGTTGTAAAGTTGGCATAGTGATCATATGTGCTATCCAACTTGTAAGTATTTCCTGTCTTACGATCACGAAGAAAAGAATTTTGAGACGGCCACAATTCACAGATTGTACTATCCTCCTCCCAAGGACGATGAACTTCCTTGTAAACTTTTAGAGGTGCTCCCTCACCATCAGTCAAAATAACACACTGAACTTTTTGAAGTTTGTTTTCCCTTTTAAACTTAGGTAAGATTTCATGCAAACACATAAGACTTTCATTCAGGGGAGTACCAGACAAACCCATACCCAGTGGTATTGGATATTCAATATAAGTTCTGAAAGAATAAACAATACGAAAAATAGTTTCCATTTGTTTTTCAAGTTCTCTAGAATTTGTCTTACTGGTAAGAATATTCATCAGAGAAAACATTCTACCAATAGAAAATACACCAAGACGATATTCTGAACATGACCTCGGATCATCAATATGTTTCTGATTTGGATACTCATTTGTAAAAGCATAAACATCAAAAGGAATGTTTACTTTTTTACAAAACCAAACAAGATTAAAAAGTTGTTTGACAGTATCAAGCATGATATCAGCCATAGATCCAGACCAGTCCAAGATAAAGACAAGTCCGTGATTTTTACCGTCAGGAATTACCGAGACTTTTTTAAACAAGTCTTCATTGTATCGATAAGTGTGTAGTTTGCCTGTATCAAGAACTCCAGTCCTACTAGTAGTAGCACGAGAGTAAGAGTCTGCAGACTTACGGCACTCGAACTCTTTGACGAGGTAGTTGACCTCTTTCTGTGCGGATCGTTTGAATTCATTGTACTTTACATCTATCCATTCAAAAATTGTAGAATCTACTTGACTCCAGGTATCATCACAATTCTTGTGAATCTCCTCATTAGGGATAATAATATTATCAATATTTACTTTAGGAATTTCATAATACGCAGTCTCCTGACCAACCTCATCAATCAATTCTTTCAAAGATTCCTCAAAATTATCCATAGTCTTAGTTTCAGGTTCTTCATCACCTTCAACTTCATTACTACCATCACTATAAGAATTACTTACTTCAGAATTTTCAGAACTATCTTTTTCTGATTGATCCTCTGGATCAGAGTGTCCCATCTGCTGTTCGGATTGTTTATCAGAACTATCTTCACTTTCGCCCTCCTGCTCATTTTGATTTTGAGGAATATTTACCTTTGGTTTCTCTTGCTGTTCCTTTTTACAAAACTTGTAAAGAACCTCGGCAGATAAAAGAACATCTTCAAAGGTTTCACATTCACCAATCATACGAACAATAGGCATCTCATCATATTCTTGAAAAGAAATATCACAAAAACTACCAATCTTGAAATAAAGATTTACACGATCCGCAAGATTCATCTTAGAAACGTCTTCGTTTTCGAGACAGAAAAAATCTTCGTCGGCAAGTTCTTTATATCCACGATAAAAAGTTTTGCTGATACCGGCATAACGACGTTTCATCAGTTTTTCAATACGAACGTCTTCGACAATATTGACAAACTGTGGTGGAATCTTACGATCTTTAATCCAATTCTCATCAGGAGTATAAAGGGCATGTCCGACTTCATGTCCGACAAGCATATCATATACTTCATTGCTTGCTTTCTCCCACATAGGAAGCGTCAATACTCGTGTATGAACATTGAAACAAGCAGTCTCTACTTTCTTGTGCTCCACGATCAAATCTTCGGTAGCAAGAAGTTTAGCAAGTTGTGACTTGATTTCGTGGGAGACTGCCATCAGTTCGTTTCAGATGAATCCAATATACGACGAAACCTCCCGTTTAGGGGAGGTCATGTGACGGTTTTTCAACTGTCTGAGAGATTCTTTTCTAGATCGTAGACGACCCTTACAGGTCCCTCTACCTTTTTTATCTTTACCAGAGTTGTGTTGCCAATTTGGTGTTTTCATTAGATTAGATCTCGGTCTTGTAGATAATGAAGTGTTTCTTTTAAAGATCCTCTATGATGAACTCCGATTGCTATCTGAGGATACTCTGCTTCAGATCCAAATTCTTCTCTGAATTGATTTTCGTTAAATTCTTTATTTAAGAAATATTCATGAAAATCATTGTAAATGCTTGCGAGAAGCATAGCAGCTCGTTCGCATTCTTGATTACCATTACTGTAAATCCATGCCTGTGTCATTTCTTTTCGTGGTTATATTCGATTACAATTTTTTCATGTTGGGTGGTTCTATCACAACAAATATAATGCTTTGCTTCAGCACCCAATATCTTACAAATATTATCTAGTTGCATTCCAACAGCAAACTTTCTAAAATCGTCGTCAGTCACGTTGCCTCCAGTCATCTGGTTTGTCTTGATGGAACCAGTCTATCACATCATCGGCAGAATCAAAACCTGTCCTATAATTGTTAGGATCAGGATCTCCTAATCCCATCTTATTCATAAAATCATCCATAGTACCCTCTTCAATGTCATGTGCTGCCTGACGCCTTGCCTTGTTTAACCAGTCTCTAGCAGTTGTATGAGATTTAGCAAGTTTCTCTGCCCAAATCATGTCTTCTAGTTTGACTTCTTCCTTGTTAGCAATCTTCTTACAGATGAACTCCAATCGGAGTCTGTATTGAGTAGATAGCATATTATTCCCGCAGTTTAAGTTCTAGATCTTCAAGTCTATGATATTCGGCATGTGCTCGTTCTTGACGAGTACAAACAATGTTGAGAATATCATTCATAATAATATCGTTTTCAATGTAATCGTCAAGGTACTTGTCGATTGCTTCCTTCAAATATCTATATCTGTGCCATTCAGGACTATATGGTTTGTAGTTCATAATCTAACCATGGATGTATAAAATTATTTAGATCATTCTACTGAAACCTTTTATTTTATCAAACTTTACAACATTTGCAAATTTATCTTCCATTCCAGTTTTATGAGAAATCACAAATACATTAGCATCTTTGATTACAAATCTAATAATCTTAAGAAACTCTTCTGTTCCAAATCCATCCAATGATGAATCAAATACTTCATCCATGATTAAAAGATTTGTATTAACAGAATTTTTAACTCTTGCAACCTCTCTCCATGTGAATAAAAGTGCAAGATCAATTCTCATTTTTTCACCCTCACTAAAAGAAGAGTATGAAAACTTTTCATGTATTGGTGACTCCACAGTTTCATTGAATTCACCATCAAGTTTAAAGTTGATGTAGAAGTCCATCATCTGTAAATATCTGTTTATCTGTTGGTTAATAAACGGAAGATACTTTTTAATAATCTTTGTTTTGACACCATCATCCTTTAAGAGAGAATATGCAAAATCATAATGCACCAATTCTTCTCTTCTAGTTGATAAATTTTCAAATACTCTTTGAAGACTTTCTCTAAACTCTTCTAACTTTTCATGTTCAGTATTTCTATTCTGGAGGTTGCTGGCAATAGTTTGAATTTCGTGTTCAAGATCTCTGATTTGTCTTTGGTTGAGACCAATTTTAGTATTGTTTTTAGAAATACCATGTGTTAGTTTTGTAATCTCCTGAGAAAGTGCAATAAATTGACGCTCTCTTTCTTGCTCAAACTTAATTGTTTGTTCAAGTTCTTCGTAACCCTTTTTGAGTTCCTTTGCTTTGTTTTGAGCATCACTAATTCTATTTACACGAAACTCTTCTTCAATATCCTGTTGGCAAGTAGGACAAACCGTATTCTCTGTAAAAAACTTATGCTCTTTGGTAATCGTGCTTACTTTTTGGGATAATTTTCCTCGAAGTGTGTTTAGCTTTGATAATTTTTTAGCAGCACCAGTAACCTCTTCTTGCTCCTTCGTATACTTAAAGATATCCTCTTCAAGAAAGGAATTCTCTCTCATATAGACAACAACTTCTCTATCAAGTTTTGTAACCTTTTCTTTATTACTGTTTATATTAGCATTTCCACGATTTTCGAGTTCTTCAATAAATTTCTGTTGCATATCAATCTTATCTTTAAGATTAGATTTTTTTAATTCCAAAGATTTTATTTGATCTTTTCTTTCTCTCATGTTATCTTTCAAAAGATTACTCATGGCAGAAAAAATACGAATATCTAAAAGATCCTCAATGACCTCTCTACGATTAGCAGTAGTCAACTGCATGAAAGGAACAAATGTGCTACTGCCAAGAATAACAATTTGAGTGAATGACTTATAGTTTAATTTTAAAACGTTCTCTTCGAGAATTTTTTGATTGGCACGATCATCTGCTTCTTTGTGAAGGACTTTACCATTTACCTCAATATCAAATATATTTGGTTTAATTCCTCTTCTTACAATATATTCTCTACTATTAACAACAAATTCAACTTCAACGAGACAATCTTTCTCATTAATCGTATTTACAAGTTGAGGTTTATTGATTTTACGAAAAGGTTTATTAAAAAGACCAAATGTTAATGCATCCAATAAAGTAGATTTTCCGGCACCATTTGTACCAATAACTAGATTGGTGTTATTACTATTTAAAGATATTTCTGTAAACTGATTCCCAGTAGATAGAAAATTTTTCCAACGAATTTTTTTAAACTCAATCATTTTTAGACTTAGGTGGGATCACAATATCATTTGGTGTAATAACCGCATACTTATAATCATGCAGTTTACAAGTTTTTATAGCAAGATCATCATCAACTTCAACAATTGCCATTTCCTGATCTTCCTGATCTTCTAACATCATAGCATATCTTTCAGCATCGTCTTCTTCTTGAAATAAGAATAAGACTTTATGTCCATACCTATCTTGAACGGCATATGCACCATCATCCTCCTGATTTTTTAGTGTAAGCACAAACATATCATTCTACTTCGCAAGCCTGTTTATATAGGTTTTGAAATATGCCTTTAATTATATTTTTATCAATTTCAAATTCAGATTCATCAATGTATCTATTTAAAATAGATATTGTACTTTCTTCTTCAGTAATTTCAAAATTTTCACTTTCATTAATATCAAAATTTTCTACAATTTTAAGATCTTGAACTCCAATAGAATAAAGTTTATCAATAAATTTTTCAAATGATTTTAGTTTTGTTTTTTTCCGAACAATGACTTTTACAATTTTGTTTTCATATTCTGAAAAATCAAATGTCTGATATGGAGTATCTTCATAATAGATATTATAAAAAAGACGATATGGATTGTTTATATGAAAATGTTCTAAAGTTTCCGTATCGAAAATTGTAAATCCTCTCGTATCATTTACATCATTCCAGAACATCTCATATGGATTTCCTAAGTAGAAGATTTTTCCATTGTCTGATCGTGTATGGTAATGACCCGAAAATGTCCGCTCGAACTTCTCAAATAGTGCGCTGTCCATACCTTCTTCCATGGTGTGACCTCTATGCGCTCTAAATCCGTTGAGCTCAAGGTGCCCCATCGCACATATGCTATCAGTAGTTTTGACAACCTTGACA